TGCGCGTTTCCCGCCTTCCCGCCGCCGACAAGGGCGGCAAGTGGGAGATTTGCGGCATTTGCGACGGCATTGAACCGGCCGCGTTTAACAGGTTGAAGGCCCTGCTGGATGCCGGAAGACGTGAAGAGGCCTGGGAAGGTTGTCTTCAGTACGTCCTGGATAATACCGCCGCCGTGCGTTCCTGGCTGGGTTCTGACGCTTTTCCTGGCGTTGAATTCATCCTGCGGGACCATTATTTCAATTCCGGGAGCAAGAATACTGGGAAGATCCTGCAGCGGGCCCTGAACATCCACGGCGCCGGTCTCACGGTGGACGGGATTGTAGGCCCCAGGACCCGGCAGGAACTACAGGACCAGTTGGCCGCCACGGGTGAAGCGGTGTTCCTTATCGCTCTGCAGGAGAAGCGTCAGGCGTTTTACCGTTCGTGTAAGCAGTTTCCTGTGTTCGGGAAGGGCTGGCTGAACCGCTGCGACGATGCGTTCAGCGTGGCGCAGGAGCTTGTTTAGGTTTTCAATTAGTAAACGATTATGGGATTCACCGGAGCGTTAATCAGTGCAGCCTTGAGTGTGGGCGGGAGCTTGTATAGTTCCCACCAGCAGAAGAAGCAGCAGCGGGCCGCAACCGTAGCAGCCCAGGAAGCTGCCAAGCGTAACGTGAGCGTGGGCGTCAGCGCCGCCGATCCCTCGCAGATTACAGCCGATGCCGGTGAAAACGAAGAAGTCAACCGTCAGAACGCCAACAGGCGCCGTTACGGCATGGCCCGGACCGTCAATCCCGGCGGCGTGCTGGGTTCTTTGACCGGCGGACGCAAAACCCTGGGAGGATAACATGGAAGCCGATTATTACAGAATTGCCCAGTCTCTGTTCAGCAGGGCGAATTACGAGTGGAGACGGTATGTCCGGCATGTGCTGCCAAAGCTGATACCGGCCGCAGACCTGGCGGAGATGGAGGACGACGGCATGCCGGAACGTGTTTGTGCCCGTGCCAAGACCGGCGTGCTGAAGCTGGCCAGCGCCCACCTCAATTATATTACGCCGCGCGGTCAGAATTGGTTCAAGTACGATGAATGGGAAGAGATTACCGATGACGAACAGTTCTGGCTGAAGGGAGCGGCGCAGATCACCCAGAAGGAACTGGAGGCAAGTAATTTTTACACTTCATTCATTGCTACGGTTATTGACCGTATCGGCACGGGCACGGGGCTGATGATGTCCGAAGAGAATATCAAGAAAGGCTCGCTTGTGTTCACTCATGTTCCTGCCGGCACTTATGGTCTTGCGGAGAACGAGGATCACGAGATTGACACGGTGGTGCGCAAGTTCAAGTACACCGCCCACCAGGCTGCTGCCGCTTTTGGAGAAGATGCTTTAAGCGGCGCTATTAAAGACGCCTTTGGCGATCAGACGCGAAGGTACACGCAGCAGTTTGAGATTTGGCATCTCGTTCTTCCCCGGGACGTGCCTCCGATGGGCAACAGGAACCTGCCGCCGGAACAGATGAGTTGGGCGAGCGTGTATCTGGATCCGGCGGAACAGCACATTATCAAGGAGAGCGGCTATTACGAGTTTCCCTACATGGGTACGCGCTTCATTAAGTATGGAAATGATGTATGCGGAGAAAGCGCCCTGGCTCCCATTGTGGACACGATTGAAGACAGCTTGCTGATGCAGGAAGCCATGAAGGTGGCCGGACAGGCGGCGGCCTTTCCCCGTGTGCTGCTGACTTCGGACATGGTGGACGAGGTGGACATGAGGGCCGGGGGGATGACGGTCCTTCGTCCGGAGGACATCAAGAGCGGGCTTCCAAGAGAATGGGCCACGGCCACGGAGTACACGGTGGGCAAGGATTTGCTGGAGATGTACAATGCCGAGATCGACGATGCCCTGTTTGTTTCCGTCCTTCAGGCAGTCAGCCAGGTGGAACGCCAGATGACGGCCCTGGAAGCCAATCTGCGCGATAATGAGCGGATGATGACTTTTACCCAGAGTTTTACGCAGTTTACGTCCGATATCCGCCCAATGATGGAGCGCGTGTTCTGCTCCCTGGAACGCCTGGGCAAGTTTCCAGAAGATGGAAAGCCGCAGGGATTGTTTGTGCCCCTGGACGAGTACGGAATCAAGATGAAGATTCTGGCTCCCGGAGTCAAGTACATCAGCAAGATGGCCAAGGCGCTGGAACGCTACAAGTTGAGCGGGCTGGTGGAGACGCTGGGACATGCCGTCAATCTGGCCCAGACGACGGGAAATCCCGCATGGATGGATCCGTTTGATGAAAATAAGTCTATCCGGTATATCGCCGACGAAACCAACGTGCCGGTGGAGTGCATGCGGAAACCCAAGGATTTGAAGGCTCTCCAGAAGAAGCGTGAGGAAGAAGCCGGCGCGATGCAGCAGGCCAAGATTGCCCAGATGATGGCCGCCGCCAACCGGGACAATGCCGGGGCCGCCAGCCAGGAAAGCAACCTTTCAGCATAACAACCATGAGAAGGAATACACAGCAGGAAGAGACGAAGCGGAAGCTGGCCCAGCGCCGGCGCATTTTACGGGAAGGCATTTCCGACGAGGCCATGAAGGTGCTGAAAGAACATTTCGAGATAGGTCTTCCGGTGTTTCTGTTTGCCGACAAGCAGGGCATTCCGTTGAGCGGAGACCCCCAAATGCTGACGCTGATGGCTGCCAGGCGCGACGGGCAGCTTCATGTGATCAAGTGGCTGGAGCAGGAGCGTTCCAGGCCGCCGCAAGACAGTTCTACAACCACCAATAATTAAATATTATGCACCATATCATTACCATGCGAATGACCGTGCTGCGTTATCCAGAACCTGCGGATGCAGGAGGCGGACAACCGGCAGCAGATTCCAATCAGGCGCCCCAGGGCGGAGCCCCCGCGGCCCAGCCTCCGCCCCAGAATACGGATGGAGGCAATCAGCCCCTGCCCGGAGAGGGCGGAGCTCCGGCCCCTACACAGACGCCAGATCCGAACAGCGCCCCCAGTGACGTGAATCTTTTCGATTTTACGCTGGAGGAATCCCCTGATCCGGCCCAGCCTCCGGCAAACGGAGACCCCGGAGACGAGTATGTTTTGGAATTGGGCGAGTCTTTTACCGGGACGGATGAAACCCGTTCCATGATTGCCTCCCATGCCAAGGCCAACGGGATTGCTCCCGATGCCGCCGGGGCGTTCGTCACCCAGGTGTGCGATTCCCTGCTTGCCTCCCAGCGGGAGGCGGACAGGCAGGCTCTGGAGTCCCTGAAGAACGAGTGGAAAGGTGAGTTTGAGGGGAATATGGCCGCCACCAGGCGCTTTATTGCCGATGCGGTGAAGCGAGGGGGGATGAGCAGGGAGGATGCCCAGTCCCTGATGAATCCGCATGTGTTCCGTCTTTGCAACGTGCTGCGCGGCATGGTGGGCGAGGAACGGACGCGCGGCGCCGGACAGGCTGCCAGCGCCCAGTCCCGCCAGCAGGAGATGGACGACATCATCAATAATCCGGATAATCCCTATCACAAGGATTTGTTCAATCCCGGCAGCAAGGGTTACAAGGCCGCCGCCGAGCATTTTAACAGGCTGGCCGGCGTTAAGATTTACTAGCCTTTTTTCTTTTTATTGGGCTATTGCGTATGGTGGCGGTGTCACGTGACATCGTCACCATTTGTTTATGTCCAGGTCTCGTGTGCAGTAAGGATGCAACAAGCAAAGCAACACATATGAAGATTGAAAAAGCTATCATAGACATGTACGAGAAGACGCGCACCCAGCAGCTCATTGAAGAGCTGCAGCAAAAGGTGTCCGTCTTGACTCCGTTCGCCCGCGTCATCCACGGCTGCAACGGCAAGATGTACCAGATTCCCGCTGTCGGTTCCACGGAACTTAATCGACGGACCACCCGAATGCAGGAGATTGAAGCCACGGAGTTGGAGTTCGGCTTGCGCAACATGAAACCTCAACTGTTTGAAAAGTTCCTGAAATGGTCCACGGACGATGAAAAGTTTCTGGCCAATCTCCCCATTAACGCTACTACGATGGTCACACAGCTTACCAATGCGGCCGAGCGCGTAAAGGATGATGTCCTGCTGGGCACGTGTGTGGATATGGACGAGGATTCCGATACCTACGGAGAACACATTATCCAGACTCCGACTTCCATCATGGCCGATGCCGTGGACGGATCCCCCTACAAGGGCGGCACTACAGGAGGGTTGCTGGGCGACAACTACGTGGGGGACATGGGGTCCGAGAAGGAAGCTCTTCCCCAACAGCCGTATGTCCGCGGTGAAGGGCTTATTACCACCTGGGACGAACTCACCGAAGACTTGGACATCGACACCAAGAAGACCAATGTAGTTCCTGTCAATTATACTCCGGAAGGTACGCTTACCCCCAGCGGCATTACGATTGATAAGCTGCTCTTTGCCAAGACCTGCATGCAGGCCCGCTACGCTCTCAATGGCGGCGGTACGTTGTGTATGGCCATTACGCCCCAGCAGGCATTCGATATGATGCGTCTGGATAAGTTGCAGAATATCGACTACGGCTTCCAGGCATTGAAGACCGGCTTCATCAGTCCGCTGCTGGGCATCCGCTTCCTGATTACGGATTCCCTGCCGCTGGTCAATGTTGGATCGTCCAGCGCCAAGAAGTATGTGCGCGTTTGTCCGATGTGGCGATCCGAAGATCTGGTGTACGGTATTTGGGAAAATGCCAAGTTCCATATGCGCCAGCCGGATAATTACATCGACAAGCTACTGGCTGGCGTGACCTTCGGCATGGGCGCGGCCCGTACCAGGGAGGAAACCGTGATTTCCATCCACTGCGAAGAGAAGTTCTCCGCGGCCTAATCCGAAAATATTGATGTGGTTCGCATGCAGGCGGGCGGCTTCGGCTGCCCGTCTTTTTTGTCATACGGATGTTACAGAAGCGTTACAGAACTATGTAAATATTTGATTATAATTTATTACAAACCCATCATCCGCTCCAACTTTTTTATAGCAAAAGACCCGCACAAATCTTGATGATGTGCGGGTTTTATATGATGGCCCGTACAGAAAAAACTGTCTCCCCCTATTGCAAAACCGTCACAGGAAACATTTGCATCTGCCCTGGTGAAGCCCTCCGGACGCTCATCCTTCATGACAGACGTTACCGGTTTTCTCAGGCATGTCCTGCCTTATTGTTTAATGACTTAGTGTTTATCCTCTGAAACCTAGGCGGACTTATACCCACCGTATCAAGAACCTATAGCGACCCCTATGGTCATGATGACAAGCCATGTACCTGACAATATAAGCGCAATAAGATCGTCTTTTCTGTTCGAATTCACGATGATGCCACACAATCCCCAAAACAGGCTTGTAAATTGACCGATGAACATTGCCAATCCTAATGTTATAGATAGAGAGACAGGAAAGCTAATGTTTTTGCCGAATAGTGTTACACAAGCTATAGGAAACAGCGCTATCCATCCGATGAGTGAAGGAATATAAGATTTCATGATTAATGATGGCGCATGCCTGAAATCATCTTATACCGCTTCTTTCATCAGTTGCCGCAGGAAGTTAGTCGGCAACGAGAACATATGGCTCCATCCATCAAGAATCAGAAAAAGATGAACCAAAAAGAGCGATTCCCGTAGAAATAGGGAACATAATTCCGCATTTATCTAATAGAAAAGTCTCCATGGAAAATATATTTTTTCGCAATAAGTAGTGTAAGGATAACCATTGCTCGGAGGGGCCATGATTTGTACTTCGATACGGCAGCCTTTCACAAGATCAGGGTTGCTTAACAGATACTCCTCGACTTCCGGAGGAATCCGGGCATTCGTTCCGTCTTCGACAACGAAACAGATCTGACAAGTTTTACTTCTCCAGGAAGCTCCATCGCCTGTTAATTTCATTCCATGCCGGGCAAATATCTTATGGAGTTCCA